AAGAATTGAATCAAATTCACTTAAACCAGATTGTGCAACGTATGAACTAGCAGAACCAGCACCACCATCAGCAGCAGCATAGTTAAGTTGTACGTCAAAATCAGTTCCAGTAAATACTAATCCTCTTGAGTTGATAGCTGCAAAAAGACCTTCAGAACCTTGTACTCCAGATATAGTAGATGAAGAAGCAACTTGTTCTGCTTCTATCATAGACATTTCTAAGTAGTCTTCAAATCTTAATCTAGCTTCATGCTCAGATTTTAAATACCATAAGTATCCAGAAGCACCGTTCTCAGAAGTAACTTCAACCCAACCGATCTGTGCAGTGTCAGAACCATTAACTTGGTATCTGTCTCTTAAGATGATTGGTCTGTTGCTAAACTGAGTAAAGCTAGCGTCGATACTACCAACGATTCCTGAAGAACCTTTTGGATATTCATTACCATATACGAATACTTTAATATCGTCACCATCTTGGAAAAGAGTGTCTCCGATGTTAGCTTGAGTATAAGGTAAAGCAACTAAACCACTAGAAGGAGCAGCTTGACCACCAACAGAAGCTCCGTTGATAGCACCAACTCTACACTTTAAAGTGTTTCCTGATCTAGCAGATTCGTTGTTTACAATGATAATTGTATCGAATGCTTGTACTAAGTGACCAGCAGGTAACGTAATTGTGTTAACTCCAGCGTCAGCTATTTGTACAGTGTTAGCTCCTGACTGTAATGAATCATATGCGATGTGTAATCTTCCTTGTTCAGACCAAATAACTTGATCAGAAGCAAGAGGCATTTCAGCTCCTACCATTTTTAAGAAGCCAGATACAGTTCTTTTTCCGTATCTTTCTACTTCTTTTTCATAAATTTCTGGTAAAAATTGTTGTGCGAATGTACCACCACCTGATGCAGAGTCGAAGCTCAAATAATTGTCTCCCCAAAGTGATTGGGTTGGACGAGGTGTCAAGTGCTGTAATTCAGCGCCTTGAGCGGGGTTAATAAAAGCCATAATTTTTAAATTTTAAATTATTAATGAAAGTTTAACTTATTTTATTGGCATTTCGGCCGATCTTTACTTTGAAGTCGTTAGATGAATTTCCACTAACAGCTCTAACTTTCATACCACCAGATTGAATAACATTTCCATGCGTTTGATTAGGTGACATATCAACATTTTTTGCTTTAGCCATACTATCCTTGATAGCATCTGCCTTGCCTTGTTGATAGAAGTGATTAGCTACAAGATCTGGATTCATTGCGGTGAATAATGATTTGTGATAACCCTTAGCATCTTTCATTGCAAAAGTTTGACTGTCAGTAAACTTATTGACAAAATTTCCAATGTCCGATTGAGTTTCTTTAACCTTATCCGCCTCTTTGATATTAAGTCTAAATCTTTTTTCACCAACCTTATATTCAAAACCTTTGAATTCATTAGTGAAAACGTCATTTGTCTTCTTATTGAAGATTGACTTATTTTTCTCAGTAATCTTAGCTTCTTCATTGTATCGATTAAAGAAGTCTACAGCTTTCTTTTGTTCAGGCGCTAACCTGTTTCCAGCTTTGACTTCAGCATAATATTTAGACTTTAAGCCGTCTAAGTGGCTTTTGGCATTCGCAACTTGCTCTTTTAATGCCAGTTTTTTTCTTTTAATATCTTTTGGGTCGTCAATTTCTTCGTCAAAAGAATATAAATCTTCCATAACGAATACCCTTTCATCATCTGTTAGATGAGGTTTTGTTTGTTTAAAGAACTCATGTAGCAGTTCGTGATCACTTAGATTATCATACTCTTGATTTAATTTTACATAATCATTTAGTGTACCGCCTGTTTCATTCATAAACTCAACTACCTTTTTTATATTCTCTGGTAGTGGTTCTCCGGTCTCTTGAGCTTCAGCAACAGCTTCTTCAACTGCTTCTTGAACTTCTTCAACTTTTTCTTCAACCTCTATTTCAGTTATTTCTTCAACAACTGGGGTTTCTTCAACGACCTCTTCTTTAACCTCTTCAACAACCTCTTTAACAGGTTCTTCCTTAGGTTCTTCTTTAGGTTCTTCTTTAGGTTCTTGTTTAGAAAAATCTACTTTAGCAATATCTTTTGATTCTTCTTGCTTTTTAGTATATTTATCTAAATCAACTTTAATAGTACCGTCATCTTTTATTTCGTTAACGGGTTTTTCTTCTTTTACCTCCTGCTGATCTACAACAGGCTGTGTTTTAGCTTCAGTAATTTCTTCAACTACTTCGGCTTTCTTTTTTCTAGCCATAATAAAATATTATATAATTATTTAAAAATTTATCTTGGGTCAAATTGGTTTAAACCCATACCACCACCTAATATATCATTACCTGAAGATTCAAAGTTTTTAGGTGGTTTTGCATTATTTCTTTGATCTATTAATTCAGATTGTTGAGTCGCTTGAATTTTTGTTCTTTCGTCCTTGCGATTTTCTTTATTATCTTCTCTAGCTTTAAACGTATCAGCTTCCATTTTCTTTAACTGCATGTTTAATTGAAACTCATGATTCATAAGTTCTTTTTTCATTTGAGCTTCAGCTTGTAACTTTTGTAAATCTAATTCAGCTTTACCTTGCTCTAGTTGTAATTGATTTTGAGTAATAGCTTGGTTTTTTTGTACCTCAGCTTGAGCAGCCATTTGTTGAGCTTCACCATTAGCTTGAGCTTGAGCTTGTATATTTTGTTGCTGAATCATTTGATCTTGTTCAGCTTTCTTTTTTCTTTTAAGCTTTAGTAATTGATTAGCTAATTTAATATTTTTAATATCTCTTATATCAATTGCATCTTCAAGATTTATACCAGACTGTTGTAAAGCTTGTTGTATGTTATTTTCTAACATTGCTTTTTCTTCTTCATCAGGTGTTAGCTCTATGAATATACCAAAATCATATAAATGTAAATTACCCATTTCAGTTAAAGTAGCAACATTGTGTCTACCTAATTTTTGAATAAAAGCTTCTTTAGTTGGTGAGTACTCTATAATATCAGATATTCTTAATGATAAACACTCAGCTAACTCAGAAGTTAAAAACAAACCAGCTTGTAATATATGTCTTGTTGCTGTATTACTATTTGCAGCAGCTAATTTTTGTACACCAACTAATGTTTTAGCATCTGGCATACTACCATCTCTAGCTTCATTTAAACCGGTTACGTCTCTTATCATTTGTAAGTAATAATTATAAGTTTGTATCAAACTTTGTAATTTACCACCGCCAGATCCTGATTGTATTTCTTGAATAGGTACTTTACCTGGATTCATATCACCGTCACTAGTCATTGATCTACCTATAATAGAACCAGTTTGGAAAAACATATTTAATGCCTCTTGTGGGTTATAATTTGTTCCGTTACCTAAATCTATCTCAGCTAAACCATCAGCATCTAAATATATACCATCTGGCACCATCCTAGACATCACCTGTTGTATTTTAAGGTGTGTTAGTTGAATCATATCAGCAAATGTGGTTATTCTACTTACTAAAGATTCTATCTTCCCCTTATACATCCTAGGAGCAACAATACTATAATTAAGTTTTACCTTAGTATAGTCACTTTTAGGTCTCATCATGTTGCTAGCCAAGCCCCATTTTAATATTTTCTTAGTACCTAAAACCATAGCACCTTCAAACAAAACTTCTATTTGTTTTGATAACTTACCAAATCTAGATTCTATAGCATCCATTTCACCTGGTAAAAAATCACCATCTTTAGCTATAACTTTAGAAGCTCCAGTTGCTGTAACCTTAGTTTTATAAACCTGGTTCATGTAAGTTTTATAGTTAAAGTATAATATTTGAACCTGATTTTGATCTATGTTATTTGAATCACTAAAGCTTTTATTATAAAAACCATTTGATTGATAACCTTGCTTGTTCATTTCCTTTAGCTCTTGTTCTGTAAGATTTGGAAATTCTTTTACTAGTTCGTTTATTGGTATTGTTTTAATCTCACCAAAATAATATATATCTTCAAAGTAAGGGTCTTCAGTGTATGAATAAACTATATTAGCTGGATCCACATACTCTACTTTAACACCTTCTGATTTATTAAAAGTATTTTTAACGCATCCTATACCTAGAACAGTTAAATCATAATTTACTTTTTTACGTGTTAACTCATATCTATTACCTTCTAGTAACACGTTTATAGCTTGTTCTTCAGCTATTTCAACAGCTTGTTTATAACCAAGTTGCATGTGTAACTCTAGTTCTTCTTTATTTTCAGGTAAGTTTTCCACTTCACTACCCATTAGATTAACACCAAAAGCTTCAGAAGCAAACTCATTTAGCTCTTGTGTTTTCATATCAGCTAATATCTGATCCATATATGCTGTTCTTTTTTCAACACCATAAGGATCTTGTGTGTAAGCTTTAATATCAAATGTTCTTTCTGATATACCATTAACTACTATATCTACAAATTTAGGTATAATAGGTACTGGTTTCCAGTCTAGGTTAAGGTAAGATAAATCACCGTTAATAGATAATTCATCTTTATATTTTTGTATTGATTGCTCTCCCCTTGCATAAAGTCTAAGCTTATGGAAGTTGTTTTGATTACTAGCAAATCTATTTGTACCAGAATCTTTTTTAAACCATTCGCTCTCAATAGCTTTACCAACTTTCAAACCGTAATCAGTAGATAGTTTCTCTCCGTCGCTAACGACTTGACTAGGGAAATAATTGCTCGTGTAAGACTCAGCCATATTATTGTTTTATTAATTTTGAATGATAGCCTTTGTTTTTATATTTAGCTATACTTATATTTATTTTTTCTTTTTGAATATTTGATTTAGGACTATACAAATGTCTATTACAAGCCATAACAGCTAGGCCACTACTTATAGCGGCATCAAACTTTGTTCTTCTGTTTATATCAAACCCAGCCCAATCATTTAAAGTTTCATTAAAAGGCATATGACCGTTAGTACCATCATCTTTAGCTCCAACATGATCTTGTATATACATTTCAATTGCTGCAGCATGCGCTTGTTTAATATCTTCACTTGAGTTTGGTATACCACCTACTTCTTTTTCAGCTATAGATAACTTGTTCCAAACTCTATCAGGTCTATTCATTGAATAACCTCTGTAACCTCTTCTTTTTAAATAATACAATAACCTAGGTTTGTTGTTTTCAGCAAGAAGTGGCATACCATAGAATACTAATGACATTAATACATCTTCAAAAAACATCTCTGCAGTTTGTGGTCTTGCAACGTATTCTAAGAAAAATTGATTAGGAGGTGCATCCTCCATGCTAAACTTAGTTAAACCGTGCAAAGCACCTTTAGATCCTTTACCATCAACTGTACCAGATATATCATAAGAGTCACATCCAAATGCTCCAATATGTTCATTTCCAGGTGTTTTATAACCGTTTTTAATTCTTTGTTTGTTTTGTAAATGTGCTGGTGGAACCCAAGATATATTAAATCTACCTTGTTGGCTTGGATAAAACATTACTGTTGTATCTTTTATTCCTCCAACCCACTGAAAGTTGCCTCTTGTATTAGATATACCTTCATTAATATCTATTTGTTCGTATATTTTAACTAAATTAAATATACTATTTTTAGTTTCATCTCTGAAAGCATGTTCTTCAGTACGTGGAAACTGTCTGTAAAATTCATTTAAAGCATCTTGGTCATTTCTTAATCCATCTGCTTCGTTTTGCCAATGATCTATTACACCTACGTCGATATAGTCGCCAAACGGGCCTTTAACTTCTTCTTGCGGTGTCTCGAATACAGGTATTCCATAAGAATCAATGAATCCTTCGTAGTTCCATTCCATAGGTATGAACAAACTATAGAGGCCTGAGCTTGTCTGTCCATTGCGGTTTCTTTTTGTAACGTCTGAATCATTATAAAGTTTCTTAAAGTTATCTCCTCCTTTGTCTAAAGCGTTTGATGTTGATCCCATCATACACTTACCAATAATTCTACTACCTAGTCTTAGTGTAGTTTTTGTTACACGCCAATTGTTTAATATATTATTTGGCCTTTCCCATTTACCACTTTCATCATGCACTAGTAGTTTTAATTTTTCACCATCATAACTATTGTCTCCTGTGTTTTTCCAATCAATAGTAGTATCTAATCCAGCTAACTCTTCAGCTTTACCTTCTGTTATTGTAATATTACGTCTGGTTAATTTACTTGCTGGAACTCTGTAAGCCAGTTCTGTTTTTGGCCTGTCCATACCGTCTTGTATTGGTTTAAAAAAGAACGGATAGTTAACTGATATTGGAACGACTTTGTCAGTAAACATTTTTTTAGCGTCAGGTCCTGACTTAGACAATATACCTAGTCTTGCATCTGAACTAATTGTGGCAAGGTTAACAGTTTCGCCTGATGCCATGAATGAAAAACCAGACCGTCTGTTTTTGAGGTAGCACATGCCATAACATCTGGTATCTGCTTTGCAAGCTTCCCAGAAAATGTAGAATAATCTATTTGCTTCTCTAAAGTCTGGGTTCCCAACATCAATTTTACTCCACTGTAAGTACATGTAATGAGTGCCAGTAATGTAAGTAGGAACATCTTTGTTATAGAACCAAAAACCTTGTTCTCTTTTTTTAAACTCACCTTCTATGTAATCTATGTATTTATTTTTAAACTCATGAGGATACTCACGCCAATCAAAAATAGTTTTTATTCTTTTTAGTTCTTTTGAATACTCAGTTACTTCCCAAGAATTACTATCAAACTTTTTTATTGTTTTAGGTGTTTTTGGTAAAGCTATGTTTAAATTTTGTATGCTATACACATCACCGATCTGACCAGTCTTACTTATAACAACTACATCATGTTCTTTGTTATAGCCATATTCCCACTTTTTTAATTTATTTAACCTTTTAATAGTGTTATGCTTAATAGGCTCAATAACTTTATATAAA